GGGGCGATGGCAATCTTGGTGACCTCGGGTTCCTGTTCTGAGGGGAAGAGGCAGACTTGGTCGGCGATGCGTTCCTCGGCTTCGGCAAAGGACTTTGCATCGAAGACGTATGTGTGGGACTTCCTGACAATAAGACCATCCTCGTTCTGAGGGAAGGTGAGGGCTGTGGCTTCGAACCACTTGGGTGATGTTTTTGTTTGCATGGATGAAATGTTTTTGTACTGAAATTATGACTGTTTTGCTACTGATAGCGCCACTCCCAGAACGGGCATTTGACGGGTATGACCTTCCGTTGGGTCTCCGTGCGGGGACAATCGGGAAAGTCGCGCCAGAGGCAGTCGTCGCATTCGGAGTATAGCGTGCGTCTGAATTTGTGCATGATGAAATAAATAATTAATGCGGGACGGGAAGGAATCGAACCTTCGCTGAAGCGGCATCCACGCCGCCGTCCCTCCAGGAATCACTTCCATTTTGAAATAAAAACTAATAATAACAACGTCCGGGACTTGCACCCGGATGAGACTCCTTGGGTCTCATTTTTAATGATTAATAAAAAAATGTATAGATGAAAGTTACTTAAATAGCCGAGATAAACTTGATGCCGTACCGTCTGGAGAAATACTCTTCGCGTGATGTACGGCGTGTCTGCCCGTCGTAATGGAGTGTGAGGCAGTCGGTTTCGCTTCGGAAATAGTTGTATCGGGAGACGAGGTGCCGTATGCTGGAGCTTGTCTTCCTCGGCAGCATTGATATCACGAGCTTGGTCTGCTGACGCATGCCTGACATTATGCGGAACCGCTCCATGAGCACGGTTTTTCTGCGCTTGGCGGAGCGTCTGCTGATGACCTCGGGAGTCTGGAGGTGGTCTGTCTTCAAGTTCTTATATACCGACCTTCTCCTTGCAATGGTCTCGGGCGTGTGTTTGAGATTCAAGTCGATTGCCCACTGTCGTATGGTGGACTGCGGGACGCCGAACTTCTCTTCGAGTTCGCGCGGGAGCATGTCGGGATAGTTCTGGATGATGACCGGCTTTAAGCGGCTGCTGCGGCACAGAGGCGCTTCCTTCGTGATTCTCCCGCTGAGGATGCGTGACACCGAGCATGACGAGACGTGGACTCTTTCGGCAATTTGCCGGTGCGGAAGCTTGCCTCCCAGACTGAGCACCTCGTCGATCTGCTGCTGTGTGATGCGACGTCTTGTCATAGGGCGCGTATGTAGTTGGGGTTCTTGACGAGTCGGGCGTAAGCTTCGATACCGAAGCGCTGCCACATACCGTTGGAGAAATGTACGATATAGTCGCCTGCATTGGCCCGAAGCGAGCCGTTGGTGAGGTCTTTGGAGAGGACTACGACGAGTCCGCCTCCGTGGTCTGCCACAGCTACGACGCAAGGGAGGGCGAGAAGCCTGTCTGTGTTGGCATGGGCGACCTGTATGGAATCAATGACTTTTAACATATTGTGTATATCGTTTTTAAAGGGTTCGTGAATAAAAAACGGGCGCGACTCACGTCGGACCCGAATGTCTTAAAACTTTTGAAAACAAAAATGTGAGTGATGTAGCCCTCGCTCGGGCTGCGAGTTTTTTTTCTAAATAACAATTATATGAATTCTATATTTCTAACATTATGACGTTTCAATCCACGCACCCACGTAGGGTGCGACAGGATTTTCGTTTAAGCGAAAGGCGGTGCGGTGAGTTTCAATCCACGCACCCACGTAGGGTGCGACTATTCGGTGACGATTGCCGCGTTGTTTGAGTTGGTGAATGTCACCTTGCCAAGTGAGATTTGCTTCAATGCAATCCATTCGGCACGGGCGGCAACGCCATCCCAACAAAACTTGGTATCTTCCGCCCAAAACTCCACAAGTGCTTTCAAGTCGGGATTGTTTGACGACATGGCAACCATGATGTCATATTCGGTCAATTCATCCTCGTTCTTCTCGCGCGATATGGTAATCTTGGGGATGTCACCTTGGATGCGTGAAATGGCTTCACGGGTCTTGCGTGGAATTGTCGCGCCACGACTAACAAGGTCGGCGGCAATCTTCAAGCCCGATTGTGCTTCAAACATCTTCCACGTCAAGAAATTGGTTTCCTTGAGTGGGAAAAGGGTTGGATAATAATAGTCTTTAAGGTCATAGGTACGGATGACCGCGCCCATGTCCTTTTCATTAAGTCCAACCATTAACGATTTCTGCATATCGAATACGTTTTAAGGGTTAAACATAAGAAACACACGCAATGGATGCCTTGATTGTGGCATTCACGATTGGCGCGTTGCTCTCTCTGACAACGGCGTGAACCCAAGCGGAAACGAAAAGGTTGCTTCCCTGTTCCACGTCCTCGTTGCTTCCGGCGATGGCGCACGGAACAACTTTCAAGGTCTTGTTTGCGCCGCTTGATTCAAACGCGCAAGTTCCAACCTTGACAATTGCGCCAAGCGTTGTGCCTACGGTGATAACGTCCTTCGCTGGGTTGGACTTGTCAATGGCGGTGATGGTCTGACCATTGCAATCTGCGGTCGCAAATCGGTCGCCCACCTTGAAATGATGACCTTTCGCAACCTCATAGGTCGTGGCGGCTGCATCCGCTTCGGTGATAACCTGTGCGGTCTTGCATACCTCAAACGCGCCATTCTTGCCCTTGCCAATTGGCGTTCCCTCAAACAATGACGAACCGCCAAGGTTGGCGACTGATACCGTCACGCCGCCGGGGATGTCCGCGATTCGGTGCAAAATGCACTTGACAACGCGGTTGTCCTTTGCTCTTTTAATTGTCAACGACATAATTTGCAATTTAATGGGTTAAACTTCTTTGCCCGATAACTCGTTGTTTTCGGGTTTAAGGCTTGCCACATAATCGGCAACGCCCTTGGAAATACCATCTTCGTTCTTCTGCGCGAACATGGGCTTTCCACTTGCGCCACCAAGGGCGGCATTCGCCACGTTTTGATTTGCGGTTTCGATGTCCGCCGCCTTGTCGTTCAAGTATTGCGTGAAATCATCATCGGTTGCGAATGACATTCGGGCGAAATCTTTCAAGGTTTGTGCCTTGAATGTTTCATCCTTGCATCCGTTCAACTTCTCATTGAGTGCCGCAAGCCTTGTTTCGGCAATGTTCTTGGTTTCGTAACCGGACAATTTTTCTTCAAAGGGCTTCACGGCTGCTGCCACGGCTTCTTTGACAATTGCGGCAATGTCGTTCGGATTCTCGGTTGGCTGAATGCCGGGTTCATTCTGCTTCTCCTTGAAATCGTACTTCTTGCGCAAGTTGGTTTCAAACGTCTTGTTACTTTCGGACACCTCTTTGTCCACATCGGCGCGATAGTCCTTTGCAAATTCCGTCACTTGCGCATCGGTGACTTTATCAACAAGGGCTTTCGCTTCATCCTCGTTGGTTGCCTGTAAAGCAAGAACGCCCGCCAGCACGCCCAACGCATCCTTTCGCACGCCTTGGAACTTCGCCACAAGTAATGCCAAAATGGTTTTCTTCATACGAACAAATTTTTTATTAGTAAATCAAATCGTGGCAAAGATAACGTGTTTTATAGTGAAACACTCGGAAAATTTCCCCAAGTTATGCCCGACTTATCAACAAATTTGCATTGCAAGTGCATTTTTTCGGCGAAAAAGTTTGTTATATTAAATAAATCTACTATCTTTGCAACGTGATTCATAGTGAAACACACCCGAACGGGTAAACAAATAAAACTTTCGCAACAATGGATGCAACAATTTTCAACGAAAACGAAATCAAAACGATTTTGGTTAATGTGGTTAAGGAATTATATCCTTTTTATAGGGAAATAAAACCTTGGGTCGCAATATATAGCAAGGACAAATTCTTGAATCTTGATAATGAATATGTAAGTTTGACCGTCAATTATGACAACTTTGGAAAGATATTCATCAAGGATGGAAAACTTGTCGCAAGGGGCGGTTTTCGTGCTGGTGTCGGTGTTCAAATGGATGTTGATTCAATCGAACAAGGCATCCGAATCTTGGTTAAATCATACTTCAATATTAGATAATAACAACCGGGCGGTTCACGCCGCCCACAATTTCGCAACAATATGGCAACTGAAAAGCAAGTAAAACAGGCAATCAAACAAGTTCTTGATTCTGAATACATGAACAAGATGGTGACTTTTGACAAGAATTGGAAATTTAAGGTCAAGTCTTACAACATCCGCACACGTTCAAGATTCATCCCCAAGGATGAACGCGATGACTACGGATGCGATGTTGACGCAAACAAGTTCTTCATCATTGAGTTCAACAACGCCAAGGATGAAATGGACGCGACCGATGCCGCCGCCATCTGCTTGACCCTTAACCCCGCCGGACAAATCGGAACAACGGGCATCCCTTATGACTACGAAATTGAATCGGTAATGTCCGACCTTGATTTGGACATTTACGAAAAGGTATTGGCAATCATCAACAACAAGTAATAATCCGCCGGGGCATTGTTCCAGGCATAATCTTTCGCAACAATGAACAAGAATATCGAACAAGCCCTTTCGGGTTTCAGTTATGACGAACAAAGGCGGATGCGCGATGTTATCACCGCGCTTGACAATGGCAAGGTGTATTCGGTTGATTTTTATGGTGATGGTTCGGGTGCTGCCTTTGAATACTACCATCCAACCGCCGACCACGGATTGCCATGCACAATGCTTTCCACATTCAACATTAAGCAAGCGCAAATAATCCTTGCCGGACATCGTTTGTGTTCGCATAAACTTCCAAAGTGTTCTTAACCAAAGGTGTTTCACTATAAAACGCAATTGATATGGCAAAATCAAGTTATTACACGCCGCGTTGTATGGCGTTCAAGGCTGCTTTTAAGGATATGCCGGGTGTTACCACGTTTGAACATGAATTGGTCACATACGATGGACAATGCACGGATTTTGGCGGTTCGGCATACGTTGACAAGCTGGAATGGGTTGCCATCATCGCGACCGATGGCAAATTCATGGTGTACATCAACAATCCCGGATGTCCGGTTGATGCCGATGGTTGCCCAATCTTCACCAAGGAACATCCACAACAACAATGGGTGTTCGGATATTACGAATCGCTTAACCGGGCTTTGAATCGCGCCGTTGCCATTACAAAGGCGCGCAAATATCCAAAGCCCATTGAAATATGGTAACATGAATCACGGTTATTGCAAGAACTGCTTTTGGTACAAATGGAATCATTGTTTCATGCAAGATGTCGAAACAAAAGATGATTCATATTGCCCGGACTACATCAACCGAAATCGCACAAAAGAAACGTTGGATGACGTTTTGAAAAGCTGGGTTGAACGCGGATTGACAACGAATGTTGAATTAGAACAAAGAAAAAATGGAAAACAGCAGAGGCAGCTTTGGCAGCAAGTTGGGCGTGATCCTTGCTACGGCAGGATCGGCAGTGGGCTTGGGCAATATATGGCGCTTTCCCTATATGACAGGACAGAATGGCGGCGCAGCTTTTATTCTTATCTATCTGGTGTGTATCTTCATGTTGGGCATTCCCGGCATGGTGGCTGAGTTTATTATCGGTCGTCATTCTGCTGCCAATGCTGCACGGTCGTACAAGAATCTTTCCAACGGCAAGCCCTGGGGCGTTATCGGCTACATGGGTGTCTTTGCCAAGGAGCTTGCAGAAACCATG